GGCCGCCAACCATCAGGCGCAATTGACATTGTTTTAGGAGGGGATGACCATGAACCGTGAACAGAAGATCGCGGAGATTCGGGAAAAACATTCGACAGGTCATTACAACTACAGTTACGAAGTCAGAGACGCAATCCGGTTCCTGCTGGACGAGTTGGAACAAACGCGCAAAGAAAGCAACATGTTGCGTGAAGAATTGCATAAGTTTCAGGAATTGGCGATAAAGGCCGCGAACCATCATAAGGCGGAACGAGGCAAGCTGATCGAGGGGTTGCGTAAACTGGCAAAGACCAACGCGGAAAACATCAGTGAAATCCGTGAATGGAAAGCGAAGCAGAATGATCCCGAAGTGACCGATTTGGACTGGTACAACTATGTCGCCCGCAACATCCTCCGCGAAATCGGGGTGACGGTGGAGTGAACCGCGGCGACAGATACCGGCCTATTGTCACGGTACTCAAAGTGAAAAAGAGTGTTCCGACCGTGATCCGGGTCAGCGGAAGGGAATACGTGTTTCGGCCCAAGGACCAATACAGGAACAGAAAGAAGGGGGCGGAAGCGAGGGAAAGTCAATGAGCCGCGATAAACGGATCACCACACGGCAAGCCATCCGCCTCGTCCAGGACGCCTACGACCGTTTCGAGGCGCTGGCGCCTCAGGTGCTGCGCGAGGAGTTCGGGTTCGGACCGGAACAGATCGAGCGGTTTGAGGAAGCATTTTCTGAACGAGCTGCGGAGGAATGCCTCCGTATAGAGGCGAGGATGAGGAGGGGCGCGGGATGAAACCAATCCCTCGCCCCCGTGGACTGAAAGGAGCGCGCCCGGATCTCGTGATGCGGGATGAGGGCTATGTATATACGACCATCGCGTTTTTCCGACATGGATCGGACCTGATCATTCGCCTAACAGGATCCCCGCCCGCGAGATGGCACATGATCGTGGGATACCGACGACACACGGCGTTGGACATCATACGTAGTTGCGACCTGGGGAGGCACTTCGTGGACGGAATCCTTCGGATATGGAAGACCGAGGGGCTGCCGCTGGGATGGGTGCAGAGGTGCACGAGGTCGTTAGAGCGGCCGGCGGGGGCGTATACGGCGGAGGTTGATGCGGAGGAGCAGGGGCAGCTGGCGTTCCGGTTTTGAAAAAAGTCCCCCGCAGTTGCCCGCAGGGGTAATGCGAATATATGTTCCGATACCCAGTATATCATACGAGGGGTGTAGGGGCAATGACAAAGCATGAGATCGAGCAGACGCTTCGGGACTATCACTGGATGATCAGGGAGATAGAAAGGCTGCGCGAACTGTTGGGGGACGCCGGGGAAAGAATCGTGCAAAACTTTGAGGTGCTCGGCATGCCCAAGGCAAAGGGCGGCCGCTCCGATCCGGTCGCGCTGGAGGCGAGCAGGAGGGAGCGTCACTGGAAAAAACTCCGCGCATATGAGCGGAAGGTCATGTACGTACAGGAACGGCTCGACATCATCCAGGATGAGCGCGAGCGGACGGTGTTGGACTGCATGCTGGATGGGATGAGCATGCGGGCGATTGCGCACCATATGGGGCTGTCGCGGAGGCACATCCAAAACATGAAAGACAGCATCGTAGAGCAGTTTTACACATGTTCCGATCGGGCCGCCAGCTAAGGGCGTGCCAAATTTCCCACTTTGCACACTTTGCGCCACTTTTCCATACGCGGGCCATTTTTCCCACTTTGCACACTTTTTGACGTGTTTCGGAATGAGGTTGTAAAATGGGAGGCGGGAACGGCGCGGAATATACAGAAATACCCGGAGTCGCAGAAATGCGGCTCTTTTTTGTTGGGGTGATGAAGGTGAAGAAAAAACAGAAGCAGCCGAAGCAGTGTAATGGTTGTATATGGGGAACATGGGCAGGCACGGTGCAGGTATGCGGGTTCCATCGGTGTGTGAGGGATAGGATGGTCGGGTGAGACGCCGCCTCGCTGGGTGTGGTGCAGCGCCCACTCTCCTCCGCCGAGCCCGGATCGGTGCGGCGCGGTGTCCGGGTTAAATTTCAAGAAAGGTAGGTGATGCGGGATGTTGACGGAGAAGCAAAAACGATTTGCGGATGAATGGTTGATCGATATGAACGGCACAGCTGCAGCGATTCGTGCGGGTTACAGTCCGAAGTCGGCAGAGGTAACTGCTTCAAAATTGCTAAGAAATTCTAAGGTTCGCGCGTACATTGACCAGCGCATGGCCGAACACAGCCGTCGTACGGGAGTGACCCAAGAACGTATCATCCGTGAGCTTGCCCGCATCGCTTTCTTGGATCCGACGCAGTTAGTCAACATGGAAAACGCCGAGTTACTCGATGACGCGAGTGCCGATGACCGCGCAGCGATCGCCAGCGTGAAGGTAAAGACGATCCCAACTCAAGATGGCGAAGGGGTCGAGCGCGAAATCCGATTTGCGGACAAGATAAAGGCGCTGGAATTGCTCGGCAAGCGGTTTGGTATGTGGATCGACAAACAACAGGTAGACGTTCAGGGAGCTGTTCAAATCGTGGACGACGTGCCGCGTGATGAGGCGTGACCGCTGTACGGCTGACCGACATCATCGCTCCGTCGTTTTACGAAGTTCATCACATTATCAAAAATGACAGAGCGACGCACTTCCTGCTCGGTGGCGGTCGCGGTAGCACGAAATCGTCGTTTACGCCGACTGAGATCATTCTTGGTATGATCGCCGATCCGAACGCAAATGCGATTGCGTTGCGTAAGGTAAAAGACACTCTGCGCGAATCGGTGTACGAATCATTCGTTTGGGCGATTGAAAAATTAGGCATCGCACATCTGTTCGATTGCCGCGTGTCACCGATGCAGATCGTGTACCGGCCGACCGGCCAAAAAATCATCTTTCGGGGCGCTGACAACCCAATCAAAATCAAGTCTTTGCGGCTTCGCAAAGGCTTTTTTAAGTTTGTCTGGTATGAAGAGGCGGACGAGTTCTCGATCGAAGATATTCGCAGCATCAACCAGACGGCCCTGCGCGGGGGTGACGGGTATAAGGTGTTTTACACGTACAACCCGCCCCGGAGTCGCAAGTGTTGGGTGCATGAATATAAGAGCAATCCGCCGGCCAGCTGGTATGTCCATCACAGCACGTACCTAGGGGTACCGCGCGAGTGGCTCGGTGAGCAGTTTTTCATCGAGGCGGAGACGCTGCGACAGCGCAACGAGCTGGCCTACCGGCATGAGTATCTGGGAGAAGACGTCGGGACCGGGGGCGAGGTATTCCGAAACCTTACGCTGCGCCGGATCAGTGACGAGGAAATCGCTAGCTTTGACAGGATCAAACGCGGGTTGGACTTCGGCTTCGCGGCGCATCCGACGCATTACGCGGTCATGCACTTCGACGCTACACGGCGCCGGCTGTTTATTTTCCACGAGGTGCACAAGGTCGGCCTGTCGAACCGCGCGCTGGCCGATGCCATCCGAGCCGAAAACAAGAGCAACGCCCGCGTGACGGCTGATAGCGCCGAACCACGGACGATCGCGGAACTGCGAAACCTCGGCGTGAACGTGACCGGCGCGAAGAAAGGACCGGACAGTGTGGAACACGGCATGAAGTTCCTGCAGGATCTGGATGAGATTGTGATCGACCCGGTTCGCTGCCCGAACACGGCGCGCGAGTTCGAAGGGTACGAACTCGATCCCGACGGTAACGGTGGGTGGAAGGAAGGGTATCCCGACCGCGATAATCACAGCATTGATGCTGTACGTTATGCGCTTGAGAGCGAGATCAACATGAGAAAGGTCACATCTGCACCTACGGCTGCCAGATAAGGAGGTGAAACACGACATGTTGCCTGATTTCACGTATGAGATCGAGCAGATCCGGGCGAATGGCATTTCACCGGACCTGGTCAAGCGCATTCTGAAAAAGTTCGAGCCGCGACAAGTCGAGATGATGAAACTGTTCCTTCGATACACGGGCGATCCGCAGGGAGTGCCAATTTTCCAACGGCACTTAGACGACAGCCGAAAAGTGAACAATCGGGTTGCCAACGACTTTTTCGGTGAGATCGTCGACATGAAGGTCGGGTATTTCGCGGGGAACCCGATCAGCTACAACTACTCGAAAGATGTGGCCGAATACGAGCGGGTTCAGGAAACCATCGTCCGGTTTGCCTCAATGAATAACCTGCCGGATCTGGACGTCGAAGTCACAAAGATGGCCGCGATATGCGGTTATGGAGCCCGTCTCATTTACATCGACCAGGAAGGCCGAGAGCGAGCGAAAAACTTGCCAGCGTACGGCGTGGTGTTCCTCGCATCCAGCGGAGACATCACGGAACCGGACTACGCTTTGTACGTGTACACGGTTTTGAACGAGCGGGACAGCCCGATCCGGAAGGTGGAGTTTTACGATGAGTCGCAAACGCACTACTTCATCGAGACTCGCTCGAACAGCGGCACATACAAAGTCGAAAAACCGCCTGAGCCGCATCCATTCGGCATGTGTCCGGTGGTCGGATATCCGAACAACGCTGAGTTACAGGGCGAAGCGGAAAAGGTGCTCAGCCTGATTGATGCCTATGATCGTACGCTCAGCGATGTGAACAGTGAAATCGAAGCGTTCAGGCTCGCTTACATGGCGTTCATCGGCGGACAGATTACAGAAGAGGTGCTGAACGAGGCGCGGAAAACTGGAGCGTTCAACATTCCCGAGGGCGGCGACATCAAGTTCATCACGAAACAGTTGAACGACGCCATCGTTGAGCACCACCTGGACAGGCTGCACGACAACATCTACCGGTTTTCGAAGACGCCCGACCTGTCCGATGAAGCATTTGGCAGTGGATCTCAGTCCGGTGAGGCCAGAAAGTATAAACTGCTGGGGCTTGAGATGAAGGTTGGTTTCTTCGAAAACAAGTTCAGGTCGGCGTCGAAACGCATGTTCGATCTGCTATCCAGGCCGTGGAACGCGAAAGAGCCATCGCTGCGGTTCGACCCGCTGTATGTGTGGTATGAGTTCAAGCGCAACTTCCCGCGGGATCTCTTGTATGAGGCGCAGGCCACACGGCAACTCAGGGGCATGGTCAGTGAGCAGACGCGTCTCAGCCAACTCTCGTTCGTAGATGACGTTGAATATGAAGTCGAACTCATGCGCCATGAACGCGATGATATCCCGGAGCTGGATCTGCCGGACGACGGGGATGAGGGCGATGATGCATGAGCCTGGACAAATACGAGGCGGAGCTGCGAAAGGAAAACGAGCAACAAGTCGCGGCGGTCGAGGCGCAGATCAGACGCAATTTTGAGATTGCCTTGCACGGAATCATCGCCGAGATCGGACTGATTTTCGCGAAGCTCGAAACCGACGGCAAACTGACCTACGCCGAAATGGCCAAGTACAACCGCCTGCGCCGCCTGGAAAAGCAGATCATGGCCCAGGTGGACAAGATGAGCGCGAAAAACCAGCGTGCGCTGCGCAGGCTCCTGCGGCAGGCATACTCTCACTCCTATGAGTGGATGGCGTGGGCAATCGAGCGAGAGGCGAAGGCTCGGCTCCGGTACAAGGCGGTTCCGCTTGAACAGATCGATAGGATCATCGAGGAGCCGATCGGCGGGCGGCCACTGAAAGGCCGATTGTCGCGGCTGAGAAAGCAGACCATCGACGAACTTTTCCGGCGCATCACCGCCGACCTGGTCGAGGGAGCCACGCTGCGAAAGATGACTGAGGACGTCCGGGAAGTGCTGAACACCAGCCACTTTGACACGGTACGGATCGTCCGGACGGAATCGCACCGAATACAGGAGGCTGCGACGCTGGCGAGTGCCGAGCATGCGACCGAACAGGGCGTTGTGATGCTGAAGAAATGGAACAGCCTGCACGATGAAAAGGTCCGGCATACGGCGGCAGCCAACCATCGTATGATGGACGGTCAGGAAGTCCGTGCTGATGAAGATTTTGAACTGCGGCCGGGCGGGGGGCGCGGAGCCGCCCCGGGAAACACCGGCGTCGCCGCCCACGACATCAACTGCCGTTGTTTTGTGACGTACCGGATCGCTGAGGTCCAGAAACGGACCCACAAGGAGCTGGCGGACCTGACGTTCGAGGAGTGGAAAAGAACACGCCTGAGCGACTACGAAGTAGTCCCGCGGAGCCTGGGAGCAGCAGCCAAACGGATATATGTGAAGGTGCCGAAATCTGTGCGGGTTTCTGGCGGGAAAAACGCCGTTCTCAAGGAAGGCAGTTATATTACCGGCGTTATCCCGATTGCCGAGGGCGAGAAAATCCGCGAGGTTCAGCGTCTTATCAAGAGTTATCCGCTGCAAAACGGGTCTTTGACCTCTCCAAAGGATTGGAAAAAGATGCGCGGCACCGCAACCGTCATTTACGACGGGAAAGAACGAACTGCAGAAATACACTGGTACGAAGCACCGAATATTGGTAAAATAGAATATAAAATCAAACGTTGGTTCGATGATTGAACCGGGGTGTATTCAGTGATCGTTCGTTACCTGGGAAAGGGAAGTCCGATGACGCTCATACACGGAAAGATGTACCGTGTCGAAAGCGTGGAAAAGGGCTGGTATCGAATTGTTGACGAAAGCGGCGAGGATTACCTTTATCCTCCGGACGAGTTCGAAATCGTCAAGAAGTAAATTAGTGCACGTTTTCAAAAGTCGCCTCAATGGCGGCTTTTTTATTTGCCAAAAAAATGAGGGCGGGTGTTCGTGAACTCGAAGCAGGGCACGGGCATGTCCGAACTCAAAAATGGAGGGTTGATCATGAAAAGGAAACATCGCAAGTTGAACCTGCAGTTTTTCGCAGGTGAAGGCGGCCAAGGTGGGGGAACTGCTGGCACAGACGGCGCGCAGGGCCAACAAGGAGGCCAAGGGGCAAATGGAGTAGGTTCCGGAGGAACTGGACAAGGCGGCACTGACGGAGCTGCTGGCAGCCAAGGAAACCAAGGCGGGGTTCAACTGACACCTGAATTGGAAGCATGGATGCAAAAGCAGATCCAGTCCGCTGAGGATCGGGTCCGCACGGCCTACAGCAAACAGGTCAAGCAATTGGAACAGCAGCTCCATGCAAAGATGACCGAGGAGGAAAAAATCCAGTATGAGCTGGAGAAACGGCGCCGCGAGCTGGTGGAAAAGGAGGCGGCGCTAAAACGGCAAACGGTCGAACTGGAGGCGACCAATCTTCTGGCGGCAGCGCAACTTCCGATCCAGTTCAAACCGTTCGTACTCGGCGACGATGTCGAGGAAACGAAAAGGCGCATCGATGACTTCTGTAAACTATGGGATGCTGCAGTGTCCGAAGAAGTCACGAAGCGACTGGCTGCTGGCGGACGGACGCCGCCCAGCAACGGAACCGGCGGAAAGGCCGGTTTTTCCATGAACGATCTGATCAGAGGCGCCATCCGGCGCTAATTTCATTTGTGGGAGAGTGGAAAGAAGATGGCAGTGAATTTGATTCAACGCACCGACGCGGAGGCCCTGATTCCCGTCGAAGTGGCCAACGAAATTATTCAGGGAGTGCCTCAGTATTCGGCCGTCATGCAGCTGGCAACGCGGCTTCCGAACATGACGGCGAAGCAAAAACGGTTGCCGGTGCTGAACAGCCTGCCGATGGCGTACTTCGTCAACGGTGACACTGGGCGCAAGCAAACCACGAAGGTGGACTGGAAAAACAAATTCCTCGAAGCCGAAGAAATCGCGGTCATTGTACCGATTCCGGAGGCAGTCCTGGACGACCCCGAATATGACATCTGGGGCCAAATCCGCCCGCGGATCGAAGCTGCTTTCGGCGAAGTGTTCGACGCCGCTGTGCTGTATGGCACGAACAAACCGTCGACCTGGCCGGATGGTATCGTGACGCAAGCGACGGCGAAAGGGAAAGTCGTTGCGCTCGGTACGGGTACTGATCTGTACGACGACATCATGGCCGAAGGCGGCGTGATTGACCTGGTCGAACAGTCCGGGTTTATGGTCAATGGCCATGTGGCAGCAATGTCCATGCGCGCAAAGCTGCGCGGTCTCCGCGACGCTGATGGCCAACCTTTGTTCAAGGCCACGATGCAGGAAGGCACTCGGTATCAACTCGATGGCGAGCCGATGATCTTCCCGCAGAACGGGAGCGTCGACCCGACCAAGTCGCTGCTGATCGCTGGCGACTGGCGGCAACTGGTGTACGCAATCCGTCAGGACATCACGTACAAAATTCTGACGGAAGCCGTCATCCAAGACCCGGTGACCGGCGAAATCGTGTACAACCTCGCTCAACAAGACATGGTCGCGCTGCGCTGCGTGATGCGGCTGGCATGGCAGATCCCGAACCCGATCAATCAGCTGGCTCGGGATGAATCCACCAGGTTCATGTTCTCCGTCCTGAAGCCGCCGGCATCGCCGTAATGATTCAACCCTGCGGGAGCAATACTCTCGCAGGGTATTTTTACAATGACCAATGAAAGGGTGATCGAATTGGTTCAAGTTGAAATGCTGGTGCACACATTCTACGGCAAGCCTTTGAAGCCGGGTGACATCATCGAAGTGGAACAGACCGTGGCTGAAAGATGGGAAAGGAATCGTATCGCCAAGATCATCGCGTCCAACACCGGGCAAACGGGCGGGTCCGACGAAGGCGGTAACGCCAACCTGACTGTGGCGGCCCTGCGTGAGATCGCGGAAGCGAACGGTGTCGACTTGTCCGGGCTGAAGAAGAAGGACGACATCATCGAAGCGCTGCGGGCGGCCGGTGTAGAAGTATGACTCTGGATGAACTGAAAACCCTGCTCGGAATCGCGCAGGATGACACATCGAAGGACGCGCTGCTCGAAGTCCTTCTGCCGGCAGCCATCGACTTCGTGATTGAGTGGACGCGGAACCCGTTCACGCGGAATGATCAGGGAGACATCGTCTTGCCCGCTGGCGTGAAATTGGCGATCAGCATGATGATTCAGGCGGTGCTTGCGGTGGGCGTCGGCACCGAAGGCGGCGATGCGGGCATGGTTGAATCCGAGCGCGTTGGACCGATGCAGCAGACGTTTCGCAATCCAGCGGAAATCTGGCGTTCTGGCAGCGGTGCGGCTGGCGCATCTGGGGGCGACACTGCGCCGTGGTTCATCTTGCTCAAGCCTTACAACCGTTTCGGGTTTGTTCCGGTGAAATGAGGTGGCGCCATGGGCGTAAAAGTGCATGACGAGAACCGCATCCCGCGGGTGCTGAAGGAACTGGAGACGCTCGGAAAGCGGAACATCAGGGTCGGCGTCATGGGCGGCGAAATCGCGGAAATTGCCGCCGTCCACGAGTTCGGTGCCCGCATCGAAGTCACGCCGAAAATGCGGAAGTGGTTCGCGGCGCAGGGGTTTCCGCTCAAAAAGTCGACGACACACATCGTCATCCCGGAACGCTCGTTCATTCGCGCCGGCTTCGACGAGAAGGAAAAGGCGTTTATCGAGGAAGCCAAAAAGTGGCTGATCGAGGCTTTCCGGAAAGGAACGCCGATTGACACCGTCCTGGACGCGCTCGGCCTGCAACTGCAGGGCATGATGCAGACATACCTGCGGGATCTGGACAAACCTCCGCTTTCGAAGATGACCATCAAGATGACGAAGCGCAGCAATCCGCTGGTTCACACCGGGCACTTGCTCCGGGCGATAGTGTATGAGGTGGTGTGATCATGGCGAAACTCTATAACTTCGCTCGTTTGATAGGAAAGTACAGCGTTCCATGCCAGCACATCACCCGCCAGCCTGGGGAATATGACGAGGACGGCATCTGGCGGGAGCCGCAGGACGTTGCGCGAGACACGAAGGCGGCCATCCTGCCGGTTCCGGAGCGGACGCTGTTTGAGTCCGGAGGGCGTTACACGGCGGCGGATAGACTGATCATCACGCTCGCGGAGTTCCCGTTCCAGTCGTTCATTGTGTACAAGGGGCGGAAATATCGCATCGAGGAAGAAACGGACTACACTGAGTACGCGGACTTCCGCCAATACCTCGCGAAACTGGTCGACCCGCCCGGGAAGGTGGTTGAAAATGCTTGACTATGCCGCTATCAGGTCGGCCATCGTCCGCCCATTGGCTACTGCACTCGGCATCCCCGTCATCATGGGCGATCAGACCGGGAAAATGCCGCCTTATCCGTACGTTAGCTACAAAATGACCTCGCCATACCTAGAGACGTACCCGCATGGCGTGGAGGGTGTCGAGGATACGGAAACCAGCATCAAACTGACCCAGCAGAAACACATCGAGGTTGTGTTTTCGTTCACAGTCCACTCTCGTGATGCCGACGATGCCTACCAGCGATGCTATGCGCTCATCGAGCACTTCGATTTCCGGGCGCGCAATGCGCTCAGAGACGCTGGCGTCGTGGTGGTTGGGGTTTCCGGCGTCCAAAACCGCGACGTGTTCCTGACTATCGAATATGAGCGCCGGGTCGGATGTGATGTGCGATTCCGCATCGTGGCCCGGTTCGAAACGACCGACACGTTTATCGAAACCGCTGAAATTGAAAGGAGCTGATAGAGTTGCCTCTGAAAGATGTTACGGTCACCATTGACCTTGTGAAGCCGCCCGGCCTGATCGGATTCGGCATCCCGCTGATCCTGACCGAAAAGACGGGCGGGGCATCTTATAAAGAATACCTCGAGCTCGAAGCAGTCAAGGCGGACTTTGCCGAGGGAACGGAAGCATACAAGGCGGCCGCAGCGCTTTTCGCGCAGGGTGACAATCGGCCGGCGAAGATCGCCATCGCCGCATATGACTCCGGCGGCGCAGAGGACTTTGTCGACGTGCTCGCCAATGTGTATGACCGCGACTGGTACTTCGCGATCATCACGAGCGCCGACGCGTCCGACATCATCGCTGTTGGCGACTACATCGAAGCGAATGGCGGTAAACTGTTCGCGGCGCGCACGACCGACCTGGCCGACCTGGCCGCAATCTACGCCAAAAAGTACGACCGCACGTTCGTGCTGTACCACAGCGACCCGGCGGAAGTCGCCAAATTTCCGGAAGCTGCCTGGGTGGGAGCGGCCGGGGCGCAACCGGTCGGATCGGTGACGTGGAAGTTCAAGCGGCTCGTGGGCATTGCTGCTGACCAATTGACCGCGACTGAGTTGAATGCCGTCCACGCCGCCGGCGGGAACGCCTACGTGACGAAGGCTGGCGATGATGTGACGAGCGAGGGCAAGGTCGTTTCCGGTGAGTACATCGACGTGATCATGGCCAAAGACTGGGTGCAGGTCAACATCGAGCACAGCATCCAGAAACTGCTCAACCAGTCGCCGAAAGTGCCGTATACAAACGCCGGTATCGCCCAGCTTGAGGCGGCGACGGTCAACGTCCTGCGCGCCGGTTTCAACCAGGGCATCATTGCCGAGGATGCGGACGGACTGCCTCTGTATTCGACCGACTTCCCGACGCGGGAGGAGACGGACCCGTCGGATCGCGCACAGCGGAAGTACACCGGCGCCACGTTCACGTTTGAGTTGGCCGGGGCCGTCCACGAGGCGACTATCCGCGGCACGATCTCGGTGTAAGGGGAGGGTGAAAAGACATGACGATCACAAGCTATGACGCGAAAAACGTAACCGTCATCGTGGACGGCGTCTACATCACCGGCTTTGCCGAGGGATCCTTCGTCGACTGCGAGAAGGCGGAGGATACCTTTCAAACGAGCGTCGGCGCGCAGGGAGACGTGGGGATCAGCGAGGTCAACAACCCCATCGGCACGATCACGATCACGCTTCAGCAGACGTCGCCGTCGGTGTCCTACTTGAACCGACTGGCCGCATACAAACGGATCGTGCCGGTGTGGGTGATTTCGAACAATACGCCGCGGGAAAAGATCGGCGGTACGCAGGCGCGAGTCCTGCGGCCGGCGCGGGCGACGTTCTCGAACAACATCGAGTCTCGGGCATACCAGTTTCAGGTGTTCGACTACACTCAAGAATGAGGGGGCCGTTTCCGGCCCCTCTTTATCTTTGGGAGGGATGACAACGAATGAGTGAGGTCAAGAAGCCGAAGCAGAAAACTGTCACCATCGGCGGAATTGAGTTTACGTTTCAGTTCCCGGGCGTTCGTAAAGCCATTCAGATGGCAGACAGCAGCAAAAACCGATACGGGCAATTGATGTCCGAACCGTACTATGCTCAAATCATGGAACACGTGATCGTCAATCCGAAAACAAACTGGGAGTTTTGGGACGATCACCTGGACATCATGGAGGACGTGTTCGCTGAAGCGATCCGATTTCTGCACGCCCCCGGAGCATCATAATCAGAACTACTACGCGAATCTGGCCAATCAGCACTATATGTACTGGCGGCTGGTGTTCGAAGGCGGCATCCCACCGTCGGAGGTCGATCTGATGGATTGGGATGAGATTCAGGAGGCGAATGCTGCGCTTGATATGTTTCCGCAGAAAGGAGGGATCCCATGGCCGGTGAAGCCTTGAGAAAACTGTATGCTGAAGTCGGCTGGAAGATCGACGACGCGCCATTGCAGCGACTTAATAAACTGCTCGATCAGATTAAAAAATCAATGATCGGCGGTTCGGTAGAATTCTTCGAAAATAGTCTTGCAGACGCAGGCAAAGAGGCAAAAAATACAGCCAAATCCGTTGAAGATATGGCGAGGCGGTCAAAAAAAGCAATAGATCAACCTCGTGATGCAATGGGGCGTTTTGTAAAAATGACAAAAGACGCTGGCGACGAGGCGGAGCGCAGCCGGAGGAAGTTCCAGCGTTTCGGAGACGCCCTGAACCGGATTGGCGGACGTATGACCAGCGGCATCTGGGGCATGGCGACCTCGATCCTGCGGGCGCCCTTTTCGCTCCCCGGCATGCTGATCGGCGGTGCTGCGACATACGGCGCGGTCCGGTACGGTTTCACGAACCCACTCCGGATGGCTAGCGAGTTCGAGCAGGCGGAGATCGCCTTCACAACGATGCTCGGTAGCGCCGAAAAGGCCCGTGAGTTCATCGATGAGATGAACCGATTCGCCGTGGCGACGCCCTTTGATGTTGCGGGCGTCCAGGAAGCTGCAAAGCGCATGCTGGCTTTCGGCTTCCGCCAGGAGCAGATCATCCCGTATCTCACCGCCATCGGAAACGCTGCTGCTGGCCTGGGCGGGGGAACCGATCTCATCGACCGCATTTCGCTTGCCATTGGGCAGATGCAAGCAAAAGCGAAGGTAAGCGCCGAGGAAATGCTGCAGTTGACCGAGGCTGGAATCCCGGCGTGGGAAATCCTCGCTCAGAAGATGGGCAAGACAACGCGGGAAGTCATGGACCTGTCCTCGAAGGGGCTGATCCCGGCGAGCGAAGCCATCGCGATGCTAATTGAGGGCATGAACGAGCGCTTCCCGGACATGCTGGAGAAGCAAGCAAACTCGTTGGACGGCCTGAAAAACCAGATCATGGAGACGTTCAACCTGGTGGTCGTGAAACGCTGGGGCGACGGGTTGTCACGAGCACTGAAGCCGCGGCTGGACACGATCAACAGATGGGTCGAAAGCAACGAGGGCAAACTCAATCGCTGGGGGCAGGCTCTCGAACGAGTGGCGTTCCAAGGGTTCGACTACTTCCTGCGACAAGGCGAGCGCGCATTCGACTACATCCGGGTGAACTACCTCGAAAACGAGGAATTCCAGAAGCTTCCGTTCAACAAGAAGATCCAAACCGTGTTCGATGACATCGAACGGAAGTTCACCACATGGTACAACAGCGGAGGGAAACAAAAAATCGAAGAAGGCGCGAATAACTTCGTGAGTTGGTCTATTGGTGTGCTGGAATCGTCACTTCCTCAAATGACCGAAATCGGGGTGAAACTCGGTAAGGAGATAGGCGCAGGATTGATAGATGGGTTGAAAGATGCTGCCAAAGATCACCCCATTCTCGGCGGGCTTGTGGCCGGCGCCGCGACTCCGGGGCCATGGCAAGTCAAACTCGGGGTCGGGTTGGGCGTCACGGCAGGAAGCGCGATCATGGGAGGAGTCGAAAGGTATCACGAAAGACAGGAACAGGAGCGTCAGGAGCGCATTGAGAGATGGGACAACTTTATGCAGAAGCTCGAAGAAAAGCCCGACGATGTGCCGCTGTATACCGGCTTGTCGATAGAAGCGCCAAAGAAGTCATATCCAGACCTGTCCAGGATGATCCCGGGACACTCTTCCGGCCTGCCATACGTCCCAAAGGACGATTACATTGCCCGCCTGCATGAGGGTGAGCGCGTGCTGACGAAGCAGGAAAACCGGGAATATACCCAGCAGCGAGCGCAGGCGGCAACGCCGACCATAAGTGCCACTATCAATGTCAACGTATCCGGATCCGCTGCAGCAGGCGGCATGGCGGTGGTCAAGGAAGCCGCCAGGCGCGGTGCCAGGGAAGGACTCGAAGAGTTCTGGCGAAGCATGCGGCGGAACATGCTGGTGGAGGTGGAAATCTGACATGGCGTTGCTCGGGGGATATGAAATCCACGTCATCACAGAAACGCCGGAATACAGCGTAAACGTAACCCAATATCCTGTCGAAGACGACATCGCTCTGACCGATCATGTGGAGCGCCTTCCCTCCATGATGACCATCACGGGCAAGATTCTCGGCCCGGACGCCGCCAACATCCGGGAGAAGTTGAAAGAGGCGATGTATTCCGGGCAACGCTTGGACTACGTCGGCCGGAACGCTTTTCGTCAGGTGTTGATCGCGAGCATTGAGACGGAGCATGACTATGAAGTTGCGAATGGTTATAGGTTTACCATGACCCTGCAGCAGGTGCGCATCGCAAAACCGTCCTATGCTCCACTGCTCAATGACCCGATTTTGCTGGCACAGGTCAAACCGACGACCAGTGCTGGTCAGCAGCAGGTCGCGGACAAACCGTCCGCTGGCACGCCTCAGATGCACACGATACGCCGCGGGGAGACGTTCTATAGTATCGCACCGAAGTACGGCACGACGTGGCAGGCCATCTTGGCGCTAAACCCGGGAGTCGACCCGCGCAAACTGCAAATCGGTCAGAAGGTGAGGGTTGCCTAATGTACATCCCGATCCAAAAAGAGCAGACGCCATACAGGTTCGAGATCCTGCTCGGTGCCGAGCCATTCGAAATCGAGGTCCGCTACAATGCGGACTTTGATTTTTTTACGGTCGACCTGTACAAGAACGGCGAAGCGCTGGTCTACGGTGAAAAACTGGTCTACGGCGTGCCGCTGTTCATCGACGTGTTCGATCAACGATTTCCGGTATTGCAGTTGGTCCCGAAGGACGATGCCGGACTGGAGACGCGAGTCGGATACTCGAACCTGGGAGAGACGGTTTTCCTGCAGGTGGTGGAATAGATGGAGCAGTTCAAGCGAGTGGTCGAGGTCTCGGTGGCAGGCAAAACCTTTTCGTCCAAATATCTGCACATCGAGTTCGACGTGCCATTTGACGACGACGCCAGTCCGAACGAGAGCGTCATCCGCATCTACAATCTGAGCCAGGACACAATCAGCCGCATCCGCCGGAATGACGTTCTGACCATCAACGCCGGGTACGAGGGTGACGTCGGCATGCTCCTGTCAGGAAGAGTGACATACACGTCGACCAGAAAGGAAGGGCCGGACAAGGTCACGACCATATATGTTTTAGACGGTCCGGATCTGTCCGGGGTCAAAATCGAGGAAAAAGCATATGCCGCCGGCGTGACTGCGCGGACAATCCTGAACGATCTGATTCCGATGCTCGGGGTGCCGGTGGCGGCTATCAAGCTGCCGAACAACAAGGTTTACACGGATGGGTATACGGTCAGCGGGTCAATCATCGCTCACTGCGAAGAGGTGGCCAAGGACTCCGGGGCAGCGTTCTATATCAACCGGGGGAAACTGTACGTCCGCCCGCTCACTGATGGTGACGACGCCCGATTCGTGCTTCGTTCCGACACCGGACTCGTCGGAAGCCCTGAATACTTCGAAGAACGCGATGGCTTGAAAGGTTACCACGTCGAGTGCCTGCTCCAGCATCGGATCACGACCGCTGCGATCATCGACCTGCAGTCCAAATTCGTCCGCGGGAGGTTCAGGGTTCGGCGCGGGCGGCACACCTGCAGCATGGACACGTTCTTAACGACGGCGGAGGTGATCGAGAGTGCCTGACGCGGAGGAGTACCTGAAGTCATTCGTTCGGCAGAATCTACTCCATCTGCATACGGCCATGCCAGCGCGGATCGTGGGTTATGATGAGACACGGCGCCGTGCCACGATCCAGCCTTTACACATGACAAAAGAAGCAGGTCGACCGCCCCGGGAGCTTCCGGTCGTCCAGAATGTGCCCGTCATATCGTGGCGGCTCCGGGTGGATGGCGGCGAATCACGGGAGTATGTGCCGGACTATCGGCCCGGTGACATCGTGTTCGTCGCCTTTTCTGAGCGTGCGTTGGATACAGTCCTGGCCGGCGGAGGCCGGCCGGTTCTCCCGGACTCCACGCGGCATCACAGTCTCAATGACGCTGTCATCTTGGGGAGGTTGATCCCGTGAAGGACCTGAAACTGCAAGACGGTGACCTCGTGCTCGAAAACGACGATCTGGCCATCGTCGACGGAGCTGACGAACTCCGCCAGACCGTTTACATCGGCATGCAGACGAACCGGGGAGAGTGGTTTTTGAACCCGGAAATAGGGATTCGGCACGCCGTATTCGTCGGGAAGAATCCGAACGACGAGGAGATGCGGGCCGAGATCATCCGGGGCGCGATGCAAGATGAACGTGTCCAATCGGTAGAGGACATCGTCATCGAACGTAACACTAGGGAGCGAAAGGTTTCGGTGACGTTCCAAGCAGTGGCGACCAGCGGGGAAGCGGTGGATGGGGAGGTGACACTGAATGCTTGACGCGAAAGGCTTTCGACGTCCGACATACAACGAGATTCTCGCTGAAATGGAAAAGGATGCCCGGGCGCGATTCGGCGAGAATGTGAACACATCGGATCGGTCTGTCCTCGGTATCCTGCTCCGCCTCGTCGCCTGGGTTCTGTCGAAGGTGTGGCAGACGACGGAAAACACCTACTACGGAGCATACGTGAACACAGCCGAAGGTGTCCAACTTGATCGTCTCGGACCGTATGTTGGCATTCAGCGGAAACTCGCAACCTGGGCGACAGGGACAATCGAGCTGACCGGGACACCAAACTATACGGTGCTGGCCGGCTTTCGCGTGGAAACTCCGTCTGGCGTGGTTTTCGAAACGGTGGAAGATATCACACTGGACGGTAGTGGTGAAGGGACAGGCGAGATCCGGGCGCTCGAGCCAGGGACCATTGGGAACGTTGCGGCCGGCGCGATCACGGTCATCACCAATCCGAATGCGAACATCGCGTCCTGCACGAACCCGCAGCCAACCATCGGTGGTCAGAACAAGGAGACCGATCAGGAATTTCGCGAGCGATTCACCCTTTCCGTTTCCGGCGGTGGCGCCGCTACCATCGACAGCATCCGGTCGGCGCTTCTGCGGACGCCTGGGGTCCGTGCGGCTATTGTGATCGAAAACAACAAGTCAACTACGGACACCGCAGGCAGGCCACCGAAATCGTTTGAGGCATACGTGCTCGGTGGGCAGCCGGAAGATATCGGCCAGACGATCCTGAACACAAAGGCGGCGGGCATCGAGTCCTACGGTTCGGAAAGCGTCGTGGTCAACGACATTTCTGGCACTCCGCACACGATCCGGTTTTCCTATGCCGAGGAAGTTCCGGTACACGTCCGGGTCACAGTTTGGAAGAACACCAGTTACCCGGCGGACGGCGACATGCAGGTCCGCTCTGCCATCGTCCGATACATCGGCGGTGAGGACAGCGACGGACAGTTGTATGTCGGCCTGAACATGGGCGAAAGCGTCATTCACTCCCGCCTGATCGCCACCGTGTACAAGGTGATCGGCATCGAAGACGCGAAGGTCGAACTGTCCACAGATGGATCAACGTGGAACGAGGCGAACATCCAAGTCGACCCGCATGAGGTAGCGCAGACGTCGCACGCCATCATCACGGTGGTGCATGCGACATGATCACAGTCCAGGACATGCTACGCCGGCTGACGGATGTGTTCCGGAAGGATCCGGAATCGAACGTCGGGAAGCTGATGGCCATCTTCGCCGGCCAGCTGCAGAAACTGGAGCAGACCGTCCAGCGCGTCGAGGAGTGGAAGGACATTGACCAGGCAGAAGGGACGACACTGGATCGGATAGGGGAGAACGTGGGGCAGCCGCGCGGGGTGGCGGCGGACGAAATTTTTCGGATCCTGATCAAGTCCAAAATCGCCCGCAACCTCTCGAAGGGCGATATCAATACGATCATCACTGTGCTTGCGACAGCACTGGACACGGATCCGAGCGAAATCAAGATCGCAGAACAATATGCGGATCCAGCCAACCCAGAGCCAGCTGCCATATCATTGATCGCACTGCCACTCCAACGGCTGAACCAGGTTGGCATGGACCCGGCGCAGTTTTCGCGAATCGTGGAGCGAACGGTCGCAGCAGGTGTCCGAGTCGGCGTGATTGAACTGACCGGTACGTTTGAGTTCGGGAGCATGGACGATCCGCTGGATCAAAACACCGGATTTGCAGACATCGAACAGTCTTTCGGCGGTACGCTCGGCGCCGTATATTCGCCGGGAGACGCACCTGACTTGCCAATATAGGAGGGATGAACATTGTCGTTTGAAGAAAAGTTACCAGAGTGGCATGCGGAAGGCGTCGAACCGCCAGCATCGAAAAAGAATACGGGGTGGCAAGCTGGAGAAAAACCACCTGCTGATTACTGGAACTGGCAGATGAGCCGCACGTATAAGGCGCTGCAGGAGTTGCAATTGAAGGCGGCTGAAAAGGCGGACGTCGGCGACATGTCCAGCGTGCCGACAACAGCAAAAGACGCCGCAGGAGCGATCACTGAGTTGCATGGTGAAATCGGGGATGTTTCGGACGTCGCAGAAGAGGCTTTGACCGCTGCTGGAAACGCTGCTGATGCTGCAGCCGCTGCCCAAAACACCGCAGCCGCCGCTCAAAGTACTGCAAATAGTCACGCCTCCCGCCACGCCACTGGCGGACCGGACCCGATTACGCCTGCAATGATTGGCGCTGAAACACCGTCTGGGGCGCAGTCAAAGGTCAACGCACACGCTTCCCGCACAGACAATCCGCACGGCGTGACGAAAGCGCAGGTCGGACTCGGTAATGTGCAAAACTACGGCATCGCATCGCAGGCGCAGGCGGAGGCCGGGACGGACAATGCATCATACATGACGCCGCTGCGCACAGCTCAGGCGATCGCCGCGAAGACTGGGAGCATACAGTTCCGTATAAACAATAACGTGCTTGAATACAACAACGGAGGAGTGTGGACGCCGGTGGCATTGACACCAAAACTCCCAAAACAAGCGTTTTTGAAACAAAACAGCCCATCGGTAAACACTTATTACACCGTCATATCGGTAACTGGAAAAGGTATATTGTCTGGGCTTAGAGCGTCTCGCTCTTACACGGCTGTTGCAAGGGATGTAAAGTTTAGGGTTACTATCGATGGGGTTGCTGCGGAAGTAAATCCGATCACAGATCAACAATCTCCCGCGTATGAGGTTTCGGGTACAACTGGAAGCGGCTATACCACCAACTACCATAGTTGGCGTGGGCAAGCCTACTTTATGTCGTCGATAAAGGTTGAGGTTTGTATAACTCAAAATGATACAGAACTAGCTTGTGTTGTTGATTACTCAGTCCTATGAGGAGGTTAATATGGGAATTGTAAAAGTCCTTGATAATGGGCAGGTATTACAGTTTGAAGATGGCGGGACGTACCAGCAACTGACTCCAAACGGCAATGTCAACGAGGCTCGGGTGATTGAGGAAACAGAAACCGAAACGGTATGGGCATGGCACAAATATGTACCGGGGGTGGAGCTCATGACGGCGCCTGATGGTGTTTGGTATGCGGTCGGAGAGTATCAGCTCGATCCGACGAACACCGATCCAATCATCGTTGATGGCGTGGCGTATCCGGTAACTGACGGCGTCGCGCATGTGCCAAAAGGGCCCGCCGAATGAGGCGGGTTTTCTGTCGAATGGGAGGGGTGTACATGGACTGGACAGCTGTTATTGCCGCTGCTGCTGCGATCAGCGGCATCGTGCTCGGCTGGCTCGGCCGGTCCCGGACCGTGCGACAGGACGGGGCCGAGGACGGAGAGCTTCGCGCCTCCGTCAACTACATTCGCCAGGGCGTCGATGACCTTCGGGTGGAGCTGCGGTCGCAGGGACAGCGCTACGACATGCTGGCCGAGCGCGTCACGCGTGTCGAAGAGAGCGCGAAGCAGGCACATCGGCGGATTGACCGAATCGAATCCGAGGGGAGAGTGTGATACCGTGGAAACCGGACAGCTTTTCACCTGGGAGGCGCTCTCCGCGATGGGGGGCGCTTCGCTTTTGACCTATTTCGTGGTGCAGTACACGAAAAGTCTCATCGATCGTTTCGCGGCCAAGTGGCTGCCGACGGACCTGTACGCCGTGATTGTGGCAAGCCTGATCTTGCTCACCGCCCAGCTTGCGCTCGGCGCCGATCCGGCCAATTGGCGCGTGTACGTGCTCGCCGTCGCGAACGGGTTTCTCGTCGCGGCCGCAGCCGGGCAGATGCAGCGGAAGGCGGTCGAGCCGCCGGGACAGAAGGGGGATGATACGAAATGAACATCATCCAGGACTTCATCCCTGTTGGTCGCCGAAACCGTCCGGGAACCAAACTGACCGGACCGAAATACATCACCATCCACGACACCGCGAACCCGGCGAAGGGTGCAAATGCGCTCATGCACGCCAAGTACCTGAAAGGCGACGAAGCCGCGAACCGGCCGGCGAGTTGGCATTTCACGGTCGACGATCAGCGCGTCGTCCAGCATCTGCCGCTCGACGAGGTGGCCTGGCATGCCGGGGACGGGTCGAAAGGTCCGGGGAATACGTCCAGTATCGCGATCGAAATCTGCGAGAATGCCGACGGCGACCGGGCGAAGGCGGAGGCGAATGCCGCAGAGCTGGTGGCGCACCTGCTCAAGCAGTTCAATCTGCCGATCGACGCGGTCGTCCAACACAACCGCTGGAGCGGAAAGCACTGCCCCCGTATCATCCGGAATCGGCCTGGCG